CGCGGAGCTGTGCGCGGAGGTCTGACGTGTCAGGGGAGGGTGCTACCGGCTCGGGTGCCGGTGTCGTGGTTGTCTCGTCGCTCATGGTTGGGGCTCCTGCTGTTTGAGGATGCGGCGAGCCCAGGAACGGCCAGCGTTGCCGCCCCACAATCCCCAGGCCTGCGCCGCTTTGCTGTTCTGGTCGCGTCTTGCTGCGGCGCTTCCAGGCGATGCGCCATGCCTCGCGAAAAACGAGACCATGCGCTTGATCGTGTCAATGCTGACCTGTTGACGGGCTGCGAGCTGGGCAGCGCGACGAACGCCGACCGCGGTTCCTGCTCGCCTTGATGGCGGCTGCTTGGCTCGGATGTCGAGCGCTCTACGTGCTGCGCTGGCGACTGCCGCGGGTGGTCGGTATGACTCGGCCATCTACTCCTCCCGGTCCTCAATGGCGGGCTGGTCGTCTTCGCCGCCGAGCTCGGCAAGGATGGCCAGCAGCGCTTCATCAAGCGCGGCCACATCAACCGCACCACCGCGCAACATCTCACGAGCGGCGCCGATCTCAGCCACGGCGCCGGGAATGTCTTCCTCTGGCTCGGTGGTCTCTGCGAGCGCCTCGGCAAGTCGCTGCTCCTGTAGCTGCTGATCCACGAGGAAGCCGATGGCCTCCTCGTCTGAGTCAATGCCGGGGTTGAGGCGGCGGGCCATCGTGACACGCGAGACAAGGCCAAGCGCGGTCTCGTTCTGGAGGTTCTCGATCTGGATCTTCCGCTCCTGCTGGCTGAGGCCAAGCTGAGCATACTGGATGCTGTAGGCACGTTCATCGGTAGGCAGGGAGGCGCCGCCGTAGGCATTCGCAAGCCTCGCAGCGGTGGCGAGGAGCTGAGCATCACCGTCACGGTTGACCGGCTCGGCCTTCTGCTGTGCCCGTCGCTGTCCATCCCGGCTCACCACGATGCTGATGCCGCTCTGAGGTGATCCGCTGGCGATGAGGTCGCCGGGGTTAAGTCCAGCATAGACAGCGAGGCGCTCACCGTAGGCTCTGAGCGCTTCCACGCCCTCCATCGGAGCCATCCCAGGCGGGTACGTGTCGATCCGTCCAGCGCTGTCCCTGGTGCTCTCAAATTTGAGGATGGTTTTGGGCGAGGTCGTGATGGTCTCGACGTTCTGTGAGCCTGCCAAGGTGCGGGCGGTGCCTGCGGGCGGTTGCAGGTCGATGGTGATCCGCTGGGGCGACGCGGCGTTGTTGTAGCTGTCCCACCAACTCGTCCAGCCGACGCACAGGCGCAGCGTGCCGCGGACCAGCTCGACACCGCACATGAAGTCAAAGAGCCGGTCCTGGAGGCGGGCATGGTAGAGCACATACGGCAGGATCGGGGCGCCGTCCTCGTCGGTGTACGGGTACTCGTCAGAGTCGGTATACGTCGCGGTCATGTCCACCCGCTCGCCGTCAATCTCCTCCTCGATCATGAAGACCGGTGCGGCAGGGTCTCGGATATCCCATGTCTCGAAGGTCTCGCGCTGCTCACCATCGCGCATCCTCAGCCGGTACTCGGTGAGGCACACAGGGCGGTCAGGCTGGCTCGCGTTGGCCTCTGCCTTGATGACGTAGCCAGGGCTGACCACGCGATAGCTCACGGCCTCGGTACCCTCCTCGGTTGACCAGTCGACGCGCATGAAGCACTCACGGATGCCGCGCTGAACGAGGTCGCGCTCTTGGCACAGCGGCCACAGCTTTGGCGGAATGATGGGCGCCAGATCATCGGCGTCGGTGATGCCCTCGGCCTGAACGGTCGGCGTGTGGTCATAGGACACCGCGAGCTGATTCATGGTCATCAGAAAGAGGTTGTCTGACACGTCGGGATTAATTTGGAGCTCTGCGGCAATCTCGGGCGCGTAGTCCTTCTGAATCTCCCGCTCCACATCTGGTTCATGTTGCCCCCTCAGCAGCCGGTCTCGAAGTAGCTGCTCTTGAACTCGTGGGGATCTGCTCAGGTCGCCGTAATAGCTGCTCATCATCTCACCAGGGTCTGAGTTGTGCCGGATCGGGTCACCGGGGACAAATAGTGCTCCAGTATGTAGCCCGCGGCATCGAATGGGTGTTTCAAATCATTGTTTGAGCCCATCCAGTGCCGCAGCGTGTGGATCAACCGCTGGCAGGACTGATGCACGTATAGACGGCCCTCGATGCACGCGCTGGACAGGATGCGGGCGCGTGCTTTGACGCTGCCCGGCCCTTTGTATGGTGGGCGAAGCTGGCAAGGGCTGCGAGGTCTGCCAAGCTCGCGGGCGACTGCCCGATCCATCAGCGAATTGACTGAAGTTGCAATACCACGGCGCCCGGCTGAGTTGCTATCCCCGCGGGCGGTGCTGATCTGATCGAAATCCACGCCCCAAGGCAGGAGCAGCTCAGAGCGGAGCGCGCGCGCCTCCTCGGCCTCGGTCATGCGGGAGTCTGGCGACCATTCACCGAGCACGTAGGCAGCGGAGCCGGTCCAGCCCACCAGATAGTGGATGGTGTTGCCGACGATCTCTCCCCAGTCCACTCCCCAGCCGATCTCCTCGATCTGAACCGCTTCGATCTCCTCATCGTCGATAATGTTGATTTCTGAAAAGCCCGGTACTCTGCGGGCGATGCTAAAGCCCTCCCACCGGGCTTCAATGCGCTGCGCACGGTCGAGGGCATCGGTCTCGGCTACCTGCTCGTCAATGCTCTGCTGTGAGCGGTGCGGGCAATGCTCGCGGTCCAGCTTGCCGACGAGCTCGAACCAGTCCAGTTCGAGTGCTGCATGTCCTTGCTGAGGGTTGCCGCTGATGATGTCGCGGAGCCATTCAACCGGCCGACCGATGGGCGTGAGGGTCACCCAGCAGGGCGCACGCTTGGCGTAGCCAGACCGGCGAAACTCGCCCCAGTGGCTACGTTTGGGTGGCTCGTCGATCCACTGCCAATCGACGGTATCACTCGCTAAAGCGGTGAGGGGCTGCTCTGATCCAAAGGCCTGGATGAGACTTCCATTCTTGAGCCCGATTGATCTGCGGCCTCTGAAGTAGTAGCCGCGGGCCTCGTCAAAGCTGCACTCGGCGTGCAAGATACCCGGCGGCTGGATCTCTCGTAGTTTCTGAGACAGCTTGCTCCAGCCGTTTTTTAAGTCAGCGCAGAGGATGGAGCCGATGTTCGGCGCCGGTGCCACGTCGCGAAAGGGATGATCACCGAGGGCATGCCACCACGCTTCAGCCGCGCCGCTTCGGGTCTTGCCCGTTTGGTTGGGCCATCTCAGGAAGCGCTTCCTGTCCTGGCTGCGGTGGAACTCTGACTGGGGCGGGCTCATGCCACCCCATGCTGGCCGAGCGTGCGTATAGACCCACAGCGGGCTGCGGCTGCGAGACTGTGCTGCTCTGGCAAGCACGCGCATCAGTCGCCGCTCTTGAGCGATTCGCGGAGCAGCTCGCGTATCCGTGGATGGTTCTCAGCGATGCGAGCGAGCACATCAGGCCCGATGCCCTCAAGGTCTGCTGCCAGGTCTGCGAGGCCCTCCTCAGTCTGCCAGTGGTCGGCGCTCTCCTCTGCGAGGTCATCGATGGGCGCTGGCTCGGCCTCCAGGCCAACCGAGTAGCCGAAGCGGCGTTCCATCACCCAAGCGGCTGCGGTCCACTGTCCGCTCCGCGCTGCCTTTTGAATGGTGGCCATGTTGAGGGCTGCACATTTGCCCTCTCCCCTCTTTATAGATTCAAAAAACTCGCGATGGATACCGGATTGTTCCGATTGTCCTTGCTTTATCCAGTTGTAGATTGTTGTATGGCTGACCCCGATGAACTTCCCGATTAGCGGATGAGACAAGCCAAGCGCTGCGGCCTTCTCAGCCTCTCGGCAGATCGCCTTGGTGCAACGGGTCCGTCTACTCATGAGCGGAGCCTAAAGAATGGAGCGCCAGGGTCGGTTCTGCCCCGCCTTGCTCCGGGTGGTCCCCGGTGCCCCTCTTGCTGGGCTGGCGCTTAGGGTATGGCTTGCACAGCGATTGTATCTGCTTCCTCATCGCACGGTCAAGAGGATACAAATATCGATGCTTGGGAAGTGTGGCGCGGGTGGGGAGTAGTAACTGTTCTGCATGCGTTATGGTGCGGGGCTTACCGAACGGGCCTGCTGTGATCTCCCTGTTATGCTTCCATCGTCCCTTGTGGAAGAACTCCGTTGACGATGACGATTGCCCGTCATGAACCCAATTACCCGCTTGGTATATGCCTCCATGGTGACCCTGCCTCGGGTCTGCAAAGCTGTAAACAAGACGCAGGCCGGGAGATGCTCTCTCAAGAAGCTTCATAGATATTGAGACGATCTGGGATGTCTGGTGCCGGTGTTTATCAAGTGCAACCCTGACCAGCTCAACAACTTCATCGCGACCTATTTTGAACCGCTTGTGGAACCCGGATGATGCGCCTCGTCCGTAGATCACCGTCCCTACAAAGCGCCCAGACTCCCACACTCCAACCCTGACGAGCTTCCCGACAGGCATCGTTTTGGAGTAATGCCAGCGCATAACAGCAGTTCGCGCTGCTTTGTAAGAGCAGAAATCCAAGTATAAAGGATCGTTTATTGTGTTTTCTTTTCGCATATAAGGGCATCCAAGGTCACAGCTTCAAAACAATGTGGACATGAGTATTCTTTTATTTCTGAGAGGTCAGCGCCACCGGAAACATCAGGAACAAAGTCTGGAACGGAGATCATGTCTTGTATTTCTTGATCGGACCAGCCCAGCCCATCCAGGTCAACACTCTCGGCCTCCAGCTCGGCCAGCACCTCAGAGAGCATCCCATCATCCCACTCGGCCACCTCACCGAGCTTGTTGTCGGCCAGTGCCAGCGCCCGAGCCTGAGCAGGGTCAAGGTCAAGGAAGCGCACCGGCACTTTGTCCAGTCCCATCTTGAGCGCCGCCTGGTGCCGTGTGTGCCCTGCGATGATCACCCGATCCTGCTGACGGGCGATGATGGGAGAGGAGAACCCGAACCGCTCGATGGACTTCCGCACCTGCTCGATAGCTGCGGCGTTGTGGCGCGGGTTCTTGTCCCACGGTGTCAGGGAGCCGATGTCTTCCCATGTGGCAGCTGCTTTCATGTTCTGGATCGCTCCCTTTTTACGCCAGCGGCTCATCCATACCCGGAAGGTCGGCCACGCTACCCCGTGCCGCTCTGCGACGGTCTTGGGGTCTTCGCCGCGCTGGATAGCGGCGAGGGCTTCAGGCTTGCTCGGTGATGGTGCTGGCATTTGCAACAAGTGTAACACCACAGACATCAGCGCCGGTATCCATCACCACCGGGCTCGGTGCTGGCGGTCGCTTGATGCAGGATGTCCCCGCCATCATCCACCACGCCAGCGAGTAGCCGATCAGACCGGCCACGATCAGCTCTGTTCGGCTGTACCTGCGGCGGCGCTTGCGGCTTCGCTTGGGCTTCACGGTAGAGCCAGCCCCGCGCAAGGGGGTCCAGCCATACCCAGAGGGTGAGGCCAGTCAACCCGACCGCACAGCCTGGCGGTGTCATCAGCCAAGAGGCGACGATGAGCAGGCCAGCGATGGGCACCTCTGACAGTAGCCGACTCACTCATGGTCTCTGTCCGGTGTGCGGATCTCGACGCGAGGAGTGAGCCACACGCCATCCATCGGCACTTGGCACCGCCCGTCATGGACCCGACCAGCGCCCGCGGTGAGCTGGGCGCACATGTCACGAGCTCCATCACCATAGGCGCTCTCGTA